ACCGACATGGAAAGATACCAAGCCACCAACAACAACATATTGTCAGAGATCGCCGACGTATTCGATCCAACTGGAGAAACACTTGCTTTCATCATGAAGAAACAGTTGAAGTTTACAGGAAAACATCTACATGATGAAACAGATAAAGCAGGACAAGGGGTGGCTTCAATGTCGAAACGCGTTAACTTGCTCTACTGCGCTTATGCTAGGGCCATGAACCAAAGAATAACGGAAATCATCGCAAAGAACAATAGGAAGATTAAACTTTGCACATTCAAGAGCGACGAAGAAAATATAAATGACATCAATGCGTTAATCAAGTCTTCGAGCACTGACGGCATGAAGTATTTTGACAACGATTACTCAGAATGGGATTCAAGTTACAACAAGACATTTGCCAACGTTATACGCATGATTATGATATGGATGGGCATGCCAATAGATATGGCTGATTGGTTCTACCAATTCAGGTTGAAGTGGCGCATGGGCACAATTTCGAAAGGCGTTAGGAACACAATCACAGGACAATTTAAACAATTTAGCGGTAACCCATTCACTTTAATAGAGAATACAGTATGTAACTTAGGATTGACATTTTCGATAATGGAAATCGACAAATTGCAATTTGCTCTTTTCAAAGGTGACGATTGTTGCATGCTTTGCAAAGACGCGCGCATGACAAGTGAGGGACAGTCACTCCTCAAGCAAATGGGTCACGGCATGAAGCCGTCTTTATCCGAAACTGGTGACTTCGCGGGTTATGTTTTAAGTAAAAACTCTTGCGGGCCTGACATAATTCGCTACTTCTACAGGGTAATATCGGGCACATACAGAGACGAGGAACACTTTGACGAGTGTAAGATCAACGGGCCATGCCGTGTTCGACCAATCACAACACCATCTCAACTTGCTGAGACATGTATCACATGCGTTAATTACTACAAAACTAAGAACGTGCACTTTTCAGTTGATGATGTTCATTTGATGTACTGTTTTCTTAAAAACACTCTACCTCGAATGACATTCAATGATCTTGAGATCGTCAACGTCAAACACATACAATAACAACATCTCGCTAAAATACAATGAACCATCTTCTACCTACAGGTTCATAATTTGTTATTAATTACATTTATTAAATTTAAATCCACAAATTTCACTTAATTTACATTAATCATGAGAATTAAATTAAATCTAAACACCCGGCACACCATAACTACTGGGGTGTGGAAGCTAGTTGATAAGGAATCGTTCCAAATCTTAACTTTCTCACCAGCAGGCAGGCGTCCATCCAAACAATTTCGCGAAATTCGTGTTATCATCGACAG